AAGCTGAAGCGAAGAAAGCCAAAGCTGATGCGAAGGCAAAGGCTGAAGCGAAAAAAGCTCAAAATGCCAAGGAAAAAGCTGAAGCGAAGAAAGCCAAAGCTGAAGCGAAGGCAAAAGCCAAAGCGGATGCAAAAGCCAAAGCTGATGCAAAAGCAAAAGCTGATGCGAAAAAAGCTGATGCGAAAAAACCCAAGAGTCCTCCGGAACCTACAGCACCAAAACCTAAAACTGCACCTCTTAAACCACCACCTACCAACACAACTACACCAAAAAAACCTAAGACACCACCGGTGAAGCCTTCAATACCAACTGCGAAGCCTTCAATACCAGTGAAGCCTCCTATATCAGCACCAAAAGTTCTTCCTAGTATACTGACGAAAGTTAACCAAGCTCCTGGAGAGCTAACCAAAAAAGCAACTGATGCAACCGGAAAGGCGATCAAGACCATCGCAGGTAAGGTAGCAGGATCAGGAGGAGTTAAGATTGTTGAAGCAACGGCCAAACTAGCTGGTAAAGGTGCCAAAGCTGTTCCAGTTGTAGGTCAGGTATTGACTTTGATTGAAGCAGGTATGGTTCAATATGAACTAAATAATCTAACAGAACCGCAGAAGATGGATTACTTTAGATCACATAAACAAAAACTAGAGGAATATCAAGACGGTAAGGTGTTTGGTGCAGACTTAGGAATTGCTGGACAAGCAATTGACCGAGTAACTGGAGGTGTCATAGAGATGATACCCACAGCAGTGATGCTAGCAAACTATCCTTCTATATTGAGAAAGCAAAAGAATTCATCTGTAGAATCTGACGTCACGTTTGGTAATCTCATGCATGATAACTTTGATAAAGTGTCTACGTCTGCAGATTCTATAACAATGTTATCGATGTTATTGAGTGATTATATGATGGAGCATTCCCGCGCTCCAGATGATCCAGTGAAGTTAGGTCAGATATACAGTACGTTACCTGAAGATGTTGTTGATACACTAGATCAATTCGCGAGACATGTATATATCAATAATGCTGGATCACGCGCTGTAAGAGCATCTATAACAAACTTCAAGAATGGATTCGCTCAAGGTGAACATGGTGATCCTGCGTACGACGAAGATACTTTCAGTATATATGATGATGAGGATAAGAGAGCGTTTGAGCAAGCTATCGGTCATGGAGAGTTCTCTATGAATGAAGTGAATCTCTCTGACGTGATAAATAAAGCTGGTGATAATATGGATATACCTATGTTACTATCTCACATGATTGACATATCTCAGTCATCAGATAAATACAAGACAGGATCTCCAAAGAACTTTTCTCAGAATCTAGATGTAATGTATAACGACTTTGAGATAGGTGAATCCAAACTGGTGGGGAGGAGATCCGGCGCTAAATCATCAAATCCAGTTAAAGCCTCACTGACTAACTTCTTCGACAGATCAGACACAACAGAGAGACAATACACACAATCAAATCAATTGATGTTAGATTATCTTAATGAAGCCACAGGCACTCTAGGTGATTTCTTATCTCAGAGAAGGGCATCTCTTGAGGATATGGGAATCACACAACCGACGGCCCAAGGTGAGCAATCTATCAGCCAACCTTCAGATGATTATGATTACGATGAGAAGATCTCCAACTCAAACCGTAACACGTCTGCAGCTATAGATGCCCTGAAACCTTCAACTGGCAACCAACAATCTTCACTACTCTTCCAGTCTGGTAAACAAAGTCCAGATGTGAACATGGTATCTGGTAAAACTATAACACCAGGTTCATTAACATCGAGTGTGCGAAGTGATAATGAGGAATTGACATATTTAGTAGATGTGCAATCAGATGTAGATGTACATCAAATCAATCAAGTTAATAATCTTGTGAAGCAATTAATGTCACAGACGTCTACTCTTGAAGACTTAACAACTCAGATACACACACTAAACTCACAATTACCAGAGGAGATTCAGATAAATACTAACACATATGTATACTCTGAAAAGGATAATATTAAAGTAGATGGGATTACTGTGAGATGAATATCGAAGATCAATTACAAGACCTAAGTAAAGCTATAGACAACAAGCAGTCGAGTGTAACTCAACAAGAAATGTTGAGTATTCTGAATATTGCTGATAATAAAAAAGACGATGAAGAATATCGATCAGTGAGTGAAGCACCTATCATCGTAGATATCATGAGTATATCTGACCCCGCGGCGAAAAAGCTAGCAAATCTCATGAATCCTGATGATGTACCTGATATCATTGATACTGATAAATCTAATGATGAGTCTACTGAGAGTAGTTCATATATTGGAAAAATTTTTGAATTTGTCAAAGGTAGCTTCATTGGCGTGGTTAGAATGATAGGAAGCGCTATAGGCTGGGTGACTGGTAGTGTGATCACCGCATTGAAGCAAGTCAGTGGTTGGGTGCTGAATAAGATAGAGGAAGCTATGATGCGCGCAGTCGCTATGTCAGCAGGTAACATGGTTGGTAGATTTAAACTTTTAGGTATGGTACTCAAAGGCGCTGCCATTGGATCGATCACACTTGGAGCATATAATCTATACGCTGGTGTAGAGAAACTCGATAGTGGTTTAGATGAATGGGGATCCCGCGCCAGTGAAATGTTCTCCTCACCGGAGAATATAGTTCAATCTACTGGTAATATCAGTGAGCCTCTCGCATTCAGCGGTTCCTCTACTACCACCGGATCGTCCTCAATTGAACCATCATCTGACTCTGAATCATCAGAGGAATCATCACCTGAATCATCTGAACAGCTAGATGAACCAAATCCTGTTATACCTGTCGATGAACCTGTCACACCTGAACCACTTGAAATATCAGAAGATATAATAAAACCTGTATCACCTGTAGATGATCTCCAGACACAATCAGAGCCTACAATTGATAAAAGCATTCAATCAGAACCTTTAATCCCACAAGACCCTCCACAAACCACATCAAAACCAGACATAGAATATGACGAGCCGTGGTTTCCTGCAGAGGAGAAAGAGATATCTCAGTTCTTAGAGTTGAATCACATGTTTGAACCGAATAGTGACAAGACAATAGATAAGATGAATAAAATACTCGTCGAATCTCAATCAGAAATCCCCGGATTGATACCCGACTCATCTCAATCATCAGTCAACAAGTCACTAGAGTCACCTGCAAACTCCTCCGGAGGGAGCACTCTCAAGCCATCATCAACATCCCAATCATCAACTCAACCGAGACTACCAACTGGTAGTACAGGAGATCAGTCGACAGGTACTGTTGATAATGCATCAATCGGTATATACAAAGTGTTTAATGATGCAGAAACCACAGGAGTTAGTTTAATAGAGTCAATACAAAAGGCATCTGACACCACTAGCGGGTCAAAATCATCTTCAGGTAGTATATCAAACAATTTAAATTTTAACAGCTCTCCCACCAGTAGTAACTCTATAACATCATCACTCTCACCTGATAAGACTTCTAAACCATCTGACATACTATCTAACTCACCAAAAGGTACAACATCTATATCCAAGGATATAGAGAGATCAGATCCACATATCAAATCTATCGTAACATTGACTAATAGTACATCAAACTTACAGCAGTTAGAATTAAGCCTCAAAGGTAAGGTAGAATCTCTTCAACGAGATATATCCTCTAAAAATGCCCCGACGATAGTTAACAATAGCACGAAGACATCTGAATCTACTGTAGATTATGTATGCGATATAGATTCAGTGCGTTCTCTCACTAGAAACATAAACTAAACATAAGTAATAATATGGCTTCGACTGCTCAAAAGAACATATGGAAATTCGTTCAAGGTGAAAACTCAACAGAAACTGATGAGCAAGGCTTGAACCTAGATCCAGTTGATGGAGCTGAGCCAACAGGGTACGGACCAGCTCCTCAAATAATTCCATTTGATGGAAAAGCTTCACCTCCTGAGACTGATACCGCATCATCCGCGCAGAGACCAATGCCAAAGATGTCCACAATAGATGTAGTGAGTGAGTATGCGTGGACGTACTCCCCACCAGGGATTGCCAGGGACGAGACACCCAAGATGATTCTCAGAGAAGAGAGAATCCTACAAAACCCAACATTCAATGCATTAGCGTATAATTTATTCACTCTACGGATATGTTGGATCCTGACACAGCAGAGAGTGTTAAGAAACTAGCTTCTACTGCCACTACTTGGATGGGAGGTAAGGTATCAGCTGCAACAAGTGGTTTAAGTAAGGATGCCTCCAAGAGTCTGGAGGACTTCTCCGGTAGTGTTAAGAAATTTGTAACTGAACTGACAACTCAGACCGGAATCACCGGTGGGGATGCAGTCGATTTTCAAAACAAAAATTACAGACGGCATCTAGAGCCATATCAACGATTATATTCAACGATACCTACAGGATTTAAATATAAATTACCTTACTTTTCTGATGAGTTTAAGACTAATCAACCCAAGTTTACAGATTCTGCTGGAGGTCAATCACAACTACCACTTCAATCTGCAATCGCTAGTGGAACCAGCCAAATCGCGTCTATAGTCAACTCAATCAACGCAGTCAAGCCTGGTACATATATAGAATCACCCAAATACCCTCAATTTCCAGCAAGTGAGAAGAGTTACACTCTATCATTCCCACTTCTTAACACAGTTTCATATGATGATACATATAAAAACTGGCAGCTTGTATTCTTATTATTATATCAAAACTTACCCAATAGAGTTAATAGAAATGTGATATTACCACCCAAAATATATGAAGCTCGAATTCCAGGTGTGTGGTATTCAAGGTATGCATACATAAGCAATATATCTGTCAAGATGCTAGGAGCTCGGAGAGAGATGAAGTTTACTGGTATGGAAATAGGAGGCCCAGCAAGCAACATCAGTACAGTTGTACCAGACGCTTATCAAATTGACATGACCATAGCAGAACTCATTCCTGAATCACAGAATTATATGTTAGAGTCAATACTGAGAGATAATCTTGTGTCGGTTGATATTAGAGACAGCGCTAATGTCGCCAAACCAGCTGCTGCGATAGAGAAGTCTGCTAAAGATTTAGCCGCTGGTGCAGCTAATAGCGCGATAAATACAATAAGCAACGCCGGCTCCGCGTTGAAGAGTAAATTCACAAGTAAATTACCTTCACCTAAATCTGTGATAGGAAAAATATTCTAATGATACAACATCAAAACTCGATAGATGAGCTACCGGATCTGAGCAAGTATACACTCGAGAATATATTTCCTGTGTACAAAGACAATGATATGTATTTTTATAACCTGTTGCGAACCGTGAGAATACCCGACAATATAGAGAGTGTATTTTATAGTATATACAATATAAACACACCTGAACCACTCACAAATATTAGCTATAAATTTTATGGTACTATAGAGTTGTGGTGGTTAATTTGTACGGTCAATCAAATAGATAATCCAGTCGAGTTGTTTCCTGGTGGAACCAAGCTCAAGATAATAAAACTTCAATACATTGATAAAGTGATAGATCGGATCAAATCCACACTGATATGAGTATCCTTGAAACTCACGAAAATCAAACACACTCTATCAACATCCACTTACTGAATAGTGAGGGTTATTTTATATCTATAAACACAGATTCAGTTCATGACTTACAGATTGAGGATAATTTTTTAAGATGGTGGGTTACTGGATATATAGAGATATATAATGAGTTTGACTTTCTAGAAAAGAGCATGCTAGCCACCGGAAAAGTTAATGATATATCAGAGATATCTTCAGAATCATTGATGGTGAACACTGATACAAATGCACTATATTCTTTTAGAAATGACGGAGAGGATTATCTGATAATCAATATAGAGGTACACAAAGCCGAGAACGATATACATCACACCATACAATACATATTGAACATATATAACATCGAGGATGTAGTGAATGTAACTCAGAGTGACAAGCGGAAGCGATTATTCTTCACTGATGAGAAGTATCATAAACTGAGACACACTAATCTTGACTGGAGTACAGCAGATGAAACTTCAAATCCTAGACATGCTCCAGACTCTGATCGATCCATGCTTACAGGCTACGCTATAAAATATATGTTGACTCAAGCTCTAGGAGATGAAACTAGGTTTGATGTTGGATGGGATAACGGATCAACAAATATACTGTACACATCATCAACAAACAGTAAGTGTAGTGATGATTTAGATTACATACTAGCAGATCATGTGAGCACATCTTCATCAGGGCTTTCTAGATGTGTATTGATGTTCGACAGGAGTTATAAGATGTGGAGGTTGGTGTCATTACATGATATATTTTCACATGCCGCTCATTTTAACGCTCAGAATGATACATACACCCCTGGAGACCTACAGCTCGAGAGATTTCAATTACTAACTGAATCAACTGGGGTTGAAACTGAGGAGAGATCAACACCATCCACTAATCGAATCCCTAGAGGTTCAGATGGTTCATACATCAATATCAGCCTCGATGAATCTAGCATCATACAGACTATAAAATTTAATGAGATGTCTGGTACAGACAATCTAGAATATCTCACCACCACCCCGGTTCATATACACAACAACAAGTCAAAAACATTCCACATAAAACAAAAAGAACATTCACTGAAGTGTGTATATAAGAAGGTTACTGACTTGATGGCAGGTATGACCACCCTACCTGGAAATGATACATCAGTCAGTATGGATATCAGGAAAACTCGAAAGAACAACACTAACACAAGACATGTATATTCAAACGGAGATAATGAAAATAGCCTGACACTATACAACCGATCATTAAATAATAATACGTTCAAGAGTGTGATGCTGAGCAATAGTGTTGAGTTTACATGCACCGGCCAACCGGTTCGTCAATCCGGGAGATTTATATCAATTGATCCACACTCAGACTCCACTGATCAAACAGTGTCACCCTATCATAACAAAGTTTACGGTCAATACCTAGTTGTTAGTTGTGTGCATCGAATATTAAAAGGCGATTATACCAACAAGATAGTCGGTATCAAGCCATACAATTACACTTCTGTTCACATGGACCCTATACTAAATGAAAAAGAGACATTTAATACATATGAACAATCAACACAAGAAGAATCATGAGCTCTGACACTAGTAGGAACATTGACCCACACGTAGTCGACACACAACTATTTAACAATCCTAAATTAACAGCGATATTTTCAGATTATCAGAAGATACTGAACACGTTCCCCAAGCTATCGCTTATCGCTTACATGAACAAGTATACCAAACATGTTCATGATCCAGTGACTGCTGAGAGAGATTTCTATATATCGTTAAATTCTCCAGAGAGTTCATCAGCTGTTCAGTTGACTGACCTAGATAATGACAATATATCATATGACATCCTGACTGGTGATGAATACAAGGAGGAAACATCGTTTGACTCTGAACCTTATGCCGAGCCACCTGAAGAGCCTCCTGATACAGCTAATCTGCTGGATACAATTGATGATGATGTTCAGTTTATAATATATTGGGTAGAGAAGTTTAGATGTATACATCAAACAGTCCGAGATGAGATATTAAACCTAATACCTCAGAGTGATGACAATGATAATTACGATAACGAGAACACATACTTTAATAATTTCAACGAGAGTTTCTTCTCAATCCGAGATCATCAATACATCAAAGATCGATCTACATTATCTTATCTCAATATAGTGTCCCCTAGAGAGCAGTACAATAAGAACATGATGCAAAAAGTAGATGTAGATACATATGAAACATCTAATGACATGAGCTCTAAAACCTCTCTTTTATTTTACAAAAATATAATGCAGATCAATATAGATCATGATAATGATTCACGAGTAATTGATTGGACAGGAGGCACCCCGTATACGCCTGGAGAAAGTACTTATCCTGGCTGGACCGCGGTTAGTATTCAAGCAGGAGCCTCACCTGCACTACCACACGGTAATAATAATGTAGTTGACACTACTCATCCAGGTAGAATTGAAGAAAATATAGAGGCTGTACAGATGAAGATGACTGAAATCCTTGGTAATATGAAGAGAGTGTTCGATTTCCTAGATGTAAGGACTATAGAGGATACACAATCATTTGGAAAGTTTAATCACTCGATGATAATTCGTAAGATTTGGACAGAGGTTGATCAATCATTTGTTAAGGTTAGAGATACATTACCTAAAATACCACTAACCACGAGAAATAATCAAGATCTGTCATGATCACCACTCGTAGTTGTATCACTTACTTCAGCTTCAATAAGCTCAGCACCTGAAATTAACTGAGCTAGCACTTCCTCGCGAGATAATTCAATCTTATTCTGATGATCGACATGTAGTAACTCCTTCTTAGAGTCTATATCCAACTGTTTCATCGCGAAACCCGCTGTTGTCTTCTTGTCTTGGATGAGTATCTTGCTGAGTGAGTCTATACTACCGGTAGCAGCCCTAAGTAAACTAGCTAAAGACTCGACTTCCTCAGAGTTTGGAGCAGCCTCTACATATTGCTTGACTATATTGACCATATCTATGCTTGAGTTGATCAAGAACCCAGTTTTATTTATTATAAATTCCTCTAGATTATCTTTATCTAACTTAAACTCTTCCGTTTTGATGGTCTCTCTCACTACCTTCTGGTCTTGCTTCAACTGAGTTATCAAATCCATAACATCATCCTCTATATCGTCATTCATTTCATTCTCTAACATATAAATATTTAAGAAAATAACTTGAAATCTCAATATCATGCACTATAATATAGTTATGATAACAGTAGAAGTACAAGGTTTTGGTAGCTTTACCATTAATGCAGGTAAGGTAAATGAGCTATTAGGGTGGTTGAAATCTAATAGCATGCCACTAGAAGCGATCCGCAAGCCATACGGTGATGACGAGGTATTAATAAACGAGTAGATGATATTATGAATATAATCCTTAAATTTAAAAAGACGCACCCAGATGCAGTGCTACCCAAGGTCAATAACCCGGAAATTACAACCGGTGACACTGGGTACGACTTAACAGCAGTCGAAGATTGTATAATTCCCTGTAAATCATCCAACGTAGTTAACGTCGGGTTAACTCTCGCGGATATTACACCGGGTTACTGGTTCAGTATTGCAGCTCGTAGTGGTTTAGGCTTTAAACATAGTATACAGCCTCATTTAGGTGTGATAGACAACGGTTATCGTGGTGATTTAGGAGTAAAGCTATACAACTTCAATGAATCTGATGACTATCGCGTCAATAAGGGTGATAAAATCGCTCAAATAGTCATTTACCCACTCATACATGCAGAGACTATGTTCACTGCAGATGTCAGTGACTCATCCAGAGGAGATAAGGGCTTTGGATCATCAGATCTGAAGTCAATTACTAATATTGATGGTAGTATTGATTATAATACATCATTTCCAACCCAGCCTGAGGTAAGTTAATGTCTACATTCGATAATTTATGGATTGAGAAGTATAGACCACATCAATTGTGTGATATTATTCTCACAGAGATCAACAATTCAATAATAAACAACTTCTCTTCAGTTAAGGAGATACCTAATTTATTATTAACAGGGAAACCTGGGATTGGAAAGACTAGTCTCGCGAAAATATTAGTAGGTGATGTTTTGAATTGTCAATACATGTATATAAACGCAAGTGATGAGAATGGAATTGATACAGTTCGAACTAAATTGACGAACTTCGCTCGAGCGAGAAGCTTAGATGGTAACATTAAGGTTATTATACTCGATGAAGTAGATGGGTTCACTATGGAAGCGCAGCGCGCTTTGAGAAATACAATGGAAGAGTATAGTGAGTTTGTACGTTTTATATTAACCGCTAACTATCATCATAAAGTCATACCAGCGGTGCAGAGTAGATGTCAAATGCTCGATCTAACACCTGATTACAAGTCATATATTGATAGATGTAGTCATATCTTAGCAGAGGAAGGTCAAGAATGTGAAGATATTGAGAAAATTGTAAATAGATATTACCCAGATCTCCGTAAAGCTGTCAACGAACTACAAAAAAGTACAATGACTTCTGGTGATTCATATGATAAGACATCTGATAATGTATTACTTATTGAAAATATTATCAAGATACTAAAGCCTGATAATGTTCATAAGCTACGTAAGCATATAATTGAAGCTGAATCTCAATTTTCTGCAGATTACCCAGAGTTGCTACGAGTGTTGTTCAACATACTTGATGAATCGTCATACACTACAGTTAAGAAGAGTTAGAGCCTACTAATAGTGAGTGAACATATGTATAGATCGTCATTCGTTTTAGATCAAGAGATAAATTTTTACTCTTGCTTAATATCTCTATCAAAGATTCTTAATTAAGACCTTTAATATATGCAGATGTGTTGAAGTTGTCTTTAAACTTCGAGTTATACTTCATATCTGTATTACTTCGTGGTAATGATCGATTAGTATCATCAGATAAAGTTTGTTTGGTAGAATCGGTCGGAGAGTTTGTCTTCTTCGCCTTATATTCTTCGATTTTCTTTGAAGGTTCATCTCTTCGAAGACTATCCGGTAGCTCCGGTAAGTTTATATCTTGCTCTATATACTCGAGTAGATTTACTGGTAGAGTTATGAAGTCTACATATAAACCTGGTGCAGTCTCTATAACAACATCACAGTAATAATCATCCACATTGCTTTCAGTTTGATGTCCACCTCCAACAGCTGGTCTTAGGGTTTTAACCGCGCTCACTCTGACATGTAAATCAGTATCAATGAACTGCTTTAACTTTTCAATCAGATTCCCGGCTTGTTTCTTCGCCCACTCTGACGTGAGAGCTTCCTTCTTTACCTTTACTAGATCACCTGGTAGTAGACCTCCTTGTGTGTATCTTACCTGTGTTCCTTCGATTAATGTGCTGAATTTATTCATACTATCTAAATTATTTATACAAAGCCCCTCCTGAAATCGATCTTATAATTAAATAATTGTATGTCAAGAAGTGTAACGTTTAATGAATTTCAACCAATTGTAGATAATATAGGCTATAAGTTTAAGGATATATCACTAGATATACATGAGAATGCGAATCTAACTGGAGTTGGTTTATACTCTGGAAGCAACACTACTGATATCGAGGATTCACTAGATTTTCAAGCAGTAACTAACTCTATCACCAATATATTCAACACAACCCCTGGTGAGAAGATACTATCTCCATATTTTGGCTTGAACTTAAAGCAATACCTATTTGATCCAATCAGTGTCAACACTGCAGAGAATATAGGCGACACTATTATACTAGGTATAACCCGATGGGAACCTCGTGTCAGAGTCGATAAAGTTGATGTATTGATCGATTTTGACCAACAACAATTCGAAATAACTTTGAGATTATCAATTCCGTCTCTAAATAATAGTAATATGAGTCTGACAGGTACATTATCTAACTCCGGATTTGCGGTGACAAATGAATAGTAAATTTACAGAATTTAATCTAGATCCTGGAGCGTACGTCGCATTTGATGCTACTAGCCTAAGGACATTAATAGTCAACAGACTTAAATCACAGGGTATATTCACTGATCAGATATTTGAGGGTAGTAACCTAGCCTCTATAATCGACGTGATATCATACAGCTTTCATACATTGATGTTTTATTTAAACAAGACATCTAATGAATCGATGTTTACAGAAGCTCAATTATATGAGAATATGAATCGTATAGTTAAATTGCTGAATTATAAGCCTGTAGGCTTTCAGACTAGTGTGTTATCATATGACGCTACTATTGATGCAGAGCTACCCATAGGTACATACACCATACCTAGATACACTACGGTTGATGTAGATGGTATTCCGTATTCATTCCCACAGGATATAACGTTTGCTAAGCCAACTACTGGTACATATGATGTTGATTCAAATACCAGTCAATTCTTGTTGTATCAAGGTGAGGTGGTCGAGTATCCTCAGTATGTTGCCTCTGGTGAGGATTTTGAGACTATTATAATATCTCTAGATCCTACAGCAGTTAAGATAGATCACTTCAATATCGATGTGTATATCAAAACACAGAATGGAGATATAACTAGATACGAAGAAACACAGTCATTATACACCGAGAGTTCAGGTGCTGCTAGATATGAAAAGCGATTGAATGAGAGCATGCGATATGAATTAAAGTTTGGCAATGATATAAATGCTAGAAAACTTCAATCTGGTGATGTGGTGATGATATATTATATAAAATCATCTGGTGATGATGGACTAGTAGGTGCTGGCGCGCTGATTGATAAATCATTAACATTGTACACTACACCTCAATACAATCTAATCAGGTCTATGACTAAGACTGACGATATCATATATCTAGACTTTGACTCTATCAAGAACATCAAGCTCAAGAACAGCCTACCCTCAACTGACTCAAAAACAGAGGAGAGTGTTCTAGATATGAGAAATCACGCTCCACAACACTTTCTAAGTCAAGACAGACTCATCACTGCAGATGACTTCACTACACATATAAGAAGAAATTTTGGAAATATTATAACATCTGCTGTAGCTATAAGTAACGAAGCATATATCTCCGGTCATCTGGATTATCTTATGAATGTGATCGGTCTGAACCACCCAGTCTCAGACTCTAGAGTACTATTTAATCAAGCTCACTTCTCAACCACTACTAACTTTAATAACGTTTATGTGTACTGTGTACCTCGAACCAACCGAAAGACTTCCATAAACATACAGAATAATTTTTTACCAGTTTCACAGAAAGAGCTGCTAAGAGGTTCAATTAATAAATCTAAGTCTATAGGACTAGATATAGTGTTTTCTGATCCAGTTTATATGGCGATTGATCTAGGTGTATCTGCCTCAGATACACTTACATCTTCATCTTCTAGTAATACCGCTATTCAGGTGATTAAATCACCCGGTATTATACGAAATAATGACGCTATAAGACAAGAGATATCTGATGTATTGATAAACTACTTCTCTGCAAAAACATGTTCCCTAGGTCAGGAGATTGAAGTGGATCAGATTCTATGACATGATGTCAATCGATGGAGTACAATCGATTCGAACAGTTAGAAGAGATGTGTCATCCAGTGTATCAGGGTTGTCACTTTTGATATGGAATCCAGTATACGAGTCTCGTGACATACATACTTATAATCAGAACGTCCAGCTACCATATTATAAGTTTCCATACTTCTTTGATGAGCTAACTCTACTGTCACGAATAGATGTTATCGACAGCGTAGTTTAATCATGTCATCACCCATATCTGATAGTTATACCGAGTTCTTCGTTGGATATACTGTATCCTATGTAGTGTCTGATGAAATTTTCCCGGTTCACCGTAAGGTTAACACCTCCAGAGATGAAAATATCATATATATACACACCCATGGTACACCAGAGCTAGACTTTGATATTAGTGATGAACTGAGACCTATAGGTGAGTATGATGGTACAACACCCAATCATGTATATCTATCTACAGATAGTGTTACATGGGACTTTGGAGATGGAGAAGTGAAGACTGGTTTACATGTACGCCATAAATACACACAACCTGGTATCTATACGGTCAAGGTTATATTGAGAGACTACGACGGTAGACCTAGAGTGAGTAAATATCAACAGGTAATACACGTAGCTGATTTCGTGAAGAGTGAAGTGAAGTGGGAGACACCCGGTATGAGAGAGCTTAGATGTGATACTGTTCCGGCCGGAGCACCTAGCCATCACTTAACTGTCAAGACGTCAACAAATGCTAGATATAGTGATGAGATATCCACTAATCATACAGTTAGTTTATACGCCAGTGGGTCAAATTCAGAGCCTGGTTATCGTGAGGATTACATCAACTACAAATTCGCGCAGTTCGATCCATTGTGGAAGTTCATGGCAGTAGATGATACAACACCGGTACAGTATATTAATATATCTCCATCCGTAGTATATATCAGAAGTAAGCTTATAGATATGGAAGATGGAACCTGGGATATCGAGTACGGTTATTATATCGATCCAAACATAATACCATCTACCTCGATTGAAGATCTAGAGGGTTATGTTAATAATAGTGATTACTATAATGTTGTATTCGACGATCCAGTGACGAGATTTGAAAATCCTGATACAGTTTACTCTATCGTTGGTCATATAGGTTATCAGAATATTAGATACCTGGATGATACTGCAAAAGTTTATTTATCTCGGCAACAAGACCCCGTTATGTTATTCGCTAGTCTGAATATATCAGAGGATTACATCAAATTATCTCCTAATGTTATACCAGATGAGATCTTACAATCAATAGAAGATTGGAATGTAGACGTATTACCCATCAAGGTTATGTTCAACCCTGCTACACAGTTGAGTATAACTCCAACTGGCGTACCAGATATATTATTCCCTCCTCAGAAGTATATAAACTCTCTAATAAGCTTCAACATCGCGCTCGTTGACCCAGTAAAGGCTAGCATTCTCAAATCACCTCCATATCCTGAATTAGACAACAACTCAGGTCCGTGGTTCAACACTGAATGGTCGTTGATAAATGTAGATATAAATGAAGTTAGTGAGAATAACTCCAATGGTCTCAATGATACTATAACTGTTGATACTAGAGGTTGTGTTAGTAGATATATAACACCTCAAGGCGCCACTGGTTCATATCAACTGAGTGCTAATTGCATGGTTAAAGATTTTGCATATGCGAACAAAGAAGTCGAAGCTTATTATGTTGCTAATATGCACACTGATCGAATATTCGTCCTTCGACCTGGTTATATGGACAAAATATACACATTTGAACCTCAATATACAATATCTGTAAAGGATTACCTGACCAGAATATACTCTCAACTAGAAGAGCCAGCTCCAGTAACTGGGTTATTATCAGATGACGCTATGGAGCATTACTTCGCGATTGCTGTTGATAGTCAATCCGCTGCGTGGATCGCAGATACAGATAGAGATGCCATAATACAAATCAGTAGATTTGGAGATCATCTAGATACAATTGTATTACCTCAAAACTTAGATTTAGATGTGTTTGAGGTGAACGTTGACTCACCAATATTACATTCCGGAACTGGTGAGACGTTAACAGAGATAGAACACGCGTATGGTATATCGAGTATATCAATAGATAGTAATGATAATATATGGGTATGTCTGTCTGACTTGTCAATGATCCTCAAATATGATAGTATCTCTCCTGGTCAATTTGAGCGAGCTATGACCAAGGTGCCTGTAATAATCCCCGGGTACACAGCAGCTGATCTTCATGGAGTTCATGTAGAGACAGATCGAGAAGACAATGTATGGGTGGTGATGATGCATGATACCTCATTATCAACAAAAACACCAGAACAATTCATTATAGTCAAGTATTCACCAACAGGCGAATCTCTGATACAACCAATAGTTTTACCTATTAACATTTACCCACACGACTTAATAGTGGATGGATTTAACAACATATGGCTTTCAAATACTGCGCCAACTAACAATATAACTACTGGTAGTATATTTCACATATCTTCAGATGGTGACATAATAAAGGAGGTGACAGAGTATATTCACCCTGTAACTAAAATAACCACCAGATTCGACAAACCAGCTCAATTGACTCTGGATATGGATGACAATCTCTGGATATCAAACCGCGGCAACGAATTGCTCCGGATGGTTACTGATACACACTTGACGAATCCTCAATATACTATAGAGCGCGCTGTTACATGTGGATCTCAGTGGATAGACTCAGATGAGTCTATAGAGGTGCATGGCCGAAGACACGCTATAGAGGCTTTGAGCTGTGATACTGACAATAGACTAGTGGTGGTTAATAATGTATCTAAGAGAATATATATGTTCGATGCGAAAGACGAATCTAGACATGTATGGAAGTCTCATATGGATGCATCTTCTGTAGAGGTTAGAGATTATAATGAAGCTCCAATTGATCTTGAGTCAGATAGAGTGTTTCCAACTCCTGGTGCACCGTTGGATCAAAACGAGTATCATATACTACAAGCATTTGGAGATTGGACCGGTATTAGATGGATTCAGAAATACTGGAAATTCTCGAACTCCACCAGGTTAATAACAGGTGTGTCTAATACATTCGACGTGTCACCAAAACCTAAAGATATATTCAAAGTTAACGAGAGTTTTGGTATGTCTGAGAATATAGAGTCTATAATGCTACAACCTACATTAAACGAGAGCTCGAGCTTGATAGATAAGATTATAGCACCAGCGCTCGGCGGTAAGGATAGTGATGCAGACACTGTAGGTAAGGTTGTATATGAGAAGATATCTAACTTCAATAGTAATATATCAGATGCTGATACATCTAATGTTACCCAATTTTATAGTCTATGCAAAACATTAGGATTTGATGTCAAGGACTTCGATTACTTGGCTCCGGCGAGTATTAGACGTCTGATCAATATATTCAGTATCGGTTACAGTAAACTCAAAGGCTCAAGGGACATGACAGAGTTAGATTTTAACGCTCTTGGGCAAGAGTCTACCATAAATATAGGCAAGAACCGCGGATCATTAATCGATTTTGAATCATATCAAGTCACCGCTGGTCTACCTTTGATATCTAGAGAGTTGTTCAATAACACATATAAATTGATAGTGCCTATGACCATCAAAGGTCAATCTGAAACACAATCTAAATACATGTTAAGAGATTTTAACACAGATTGGGGTTGGAGGTTATCCTTCCCAGATGACGAACCTGTAAAACACTATTACGACTTTTATCACTTTATACCCAACAACCCACGAGTTGAGAATTACATGAGCAATATCGCCAAAGCCAATACATCTGAATCCAACTCAATGAATAGCCCTTATGTACATGATGATCATCCTCAAGTTGAAGGAGTTATTGACTGGGATAACTCTAGCACTACAATATCAGATAACACATTAAATATTAATGAATTTTATAATCCAACTACTGATGCTCAAGCTACTAATCCGAGCAGCAGTACGATTGAATCTATAATAGAATATAAACTCCGTGAGAGCTTAGAAATTGATGAATAATCCTAAATATATAAATGTTGCTCCAGCGAGCAGTATAACAGAGTCTAGTGACACTACAATTCAGGATGATTATGATTCACCTATGTCATATAGTGAGTGGTTGACTTCCACTGGTAGAGTTGGAGGAGCTCCATCCAAAACACAGAATGAGTATAAGAAGTATGTTAGTGAGTGGTCTCTCGTAAAGAGTACTATCAACACTAGTACAACATACAAAGGTCAGTTTGTATCTTATCTAAAGCAACTCACTTATAATTATATATTCACTGCAGATGAACAACGATTAGTCAATACAGTAGATTATGACAATCCATTTGAAGTTGATAATGTCACATATATATGGGCCAAGAGAATCAAACAGTTATGTGAGTACATCAGAAGACAGCGTGAAGAGATCAAGTTTCAACCCACTAAATCACAACAACGTTGCACCACATCTGGTATTGAGAACATCATACACAATGAAGTGCTACGATACCTGGATGATGAGATCACCAGGAGTGAATTCTCAGATAGATTAGACCAATTAAACCGGTTGAAGAGTGAGCTTCGTGTGGAGGTTACTGAGCTTTACGATCTGGAGCAAATATATCACGGTAAAGACTCTGGAGATGGTTTCATTGACACACCTCGAGGTGCTCTAGCAGCACAGTATAATACTATCAACTTTGACCCTTATATATTTATAGATAGACCTACAGCTATCAAGAATATTATATCATCATATAATATAGATACAAACCTAACTATTGAATCTAATCAGATAATCAATATACCTCTATCGACTGATTATGTAGAGGTTACTGATACCACCAGAGCAATTTATAGACTATATACCCAGCGTCGATAATCTTACTATAGACACCATCAAGAAATTAATAACAAGCAGTATAGGTGTAGATATACATTACACCAGTACAGATGAAAGTGGAGATATAAGCAATAGCGGAATCTTGGCCGCGGCAGAAGCTCCATCACACAACATCACTTCACCTAGCATCAACTTCGTGTCTAACAACTCTACGCAAATTAAAACAATTCAACAGATCGGAGGATTCTTCACACCATCTAAACTCGGCTTACTTACATATGCATCAATGTCACCATCTGTGGAGATCAAGACACATGCATTGTCAGCAGATACATTATATGTATACAATGATCCTCAAACTTCATTGTCAGATGACAATGAATTCGGACACCCGACTCTTCCGATCACATACCATGAGAATCATAATTGGATGCGTGCCTCTAAATCCGCAGACTCACTCGCTGGTGATATAATAGACTCCCGTAAACTTCAAAAATTTTACAATTATGCATCAGATACTGAGGTCAACACGCACTCGAAATACGGTGTTAGTAGATTTGATGATTCATATGATTTCTGGACTGGAGATAAGTCTGATGTATGGTCGAACTCTGATGTGTTTGATGTACCTGAGATCAAGAATATACCATTAGAGCATCGACAGGAGTCATTATTAATCAACAATGGTCAGGTTCATAAGTGGAGGGTAGATATATTTGGTAATGAATACGCAATGTATAAATCAATACGAGGTGTATCGACAGTCGAATCGACTCGTGATGTGGAGAGTCTCAAGCCTAAATATCAAAACAGTTTGATATGTCAAGTATATGATGGCGCGCCTATCAAGCATGTGCTGACAGGTTTTCCTGTATATGACATATGTATTGATGGAGGATCAGATTCTCCGACATACGACATATCTGATAATATCACATCTTTAGCAGCAGCTGAACTGGCAACCTCTAAAACGTGGAAGTGTAGCGGAGGTACATGCCAACCCGGAACTAGATTTATATCTAGTTCTATTACTAGTAGCACCACGGAGTCTGGATTCTCATCACGTCTCCCTTTTGATGATTTTATCAACGGTAGCTATATTCTACCTGATATATGCAGTCTAGATGAACAAGAAGATTATCAATTACCTGCATGAAGAATAGTCGATGGATATTCAGTGGAAATACCTAGACGGTATAATGAGCTAGATTACTATGAACTATCTGGTACATCTCATGATCAATTGACCGGTCAAGATGGTGATTATTTTCAAGTGCCTTTTGATGATATATGGGACGCTGGAGGTTTTGACAGTCAGTGCGCTAATAATGTGAATATATCATACAAACAAAACAACAGCACCAAGTATATCGAGGAATCAAACCTGTATGGTCATACAATACCACTATCAGGTTCAGATACTAATAATGAGAGCAGTGTATTCACAGCCAATTCCGACCAAGGCTCCCTTGTGATCCGTGAAGTTACGAGTAGATATACTGACACTCACAAGAAGTTATTATCACGAATCCTAGCAGTAGTGCCTACTGTCGCTGATATTGATGGTGTATCAATCAATCCACAGGATCAACTGACTAACAATCTAGTGGATTTCGATGTAGTGGGAGATGTGCTGATTATGTATTCAATTAACGTTATATATATCAACAAAATCCGATATGATTATGATGCTGGTGATATACTACCAGATCATTCCTCAGGAGTGATGATAATATATGATAATAACAAGTCCATACCACTCAAGCATTACTATAATGAGAGCACAGAAGAGATTATAATTGGAACATTGACATACTCAGACTCTAGAGTCACCGACGAGCAAAATTCCTTACTATACCCAGATAAAGTATACCGAGTATCAACAGTCAGTGATGATCTCAGACCAATACTATTGAGCTGGCCTAGGTCATTCTTTACATTACCCGATGGATTAGTAGATCTCGATACAACTGATATAGGTCATATATCATACAATGAGCGTTTGAATTATTATTATATAACCAGTGGTGGTGTGATGCAGGATGATAATGTCGGCTCACAGTTCTATGTATATCAGATACGATTCTCTATAGACAAGGACATACCAACTCGTGTTACGAGCATCAGACCTAAAATTTATTATACAGGAGCTCTTGATGAAACCCTTCAAGAGACATCTGACTCACCATACACTAACCAATTAACAATTGACGACAAAACCGGATTATATAAATACAACCTAAGTGACTATCTCAAGGATTCCTTCTTGAGACAAGGATTTGATTATGATACATCAGATACAACTTATAACAAATCAAACAAAAATTGGATTAACAACAGATTGCTCAAACCATCATTAAGTGACCATGACATTGGTGGAGAGCAAGACTCACCAGAATTCATACCACTATTTGCCCCCGGAGCCGTCAGGACATTCTACTTCAATCTATCCATAGATTCGATCAATACTCTAACATCACATCCAGAGAAGGTGTACAAGGTAGAAGCTAGATTTGCTCGACCTGATATATCAGCAGATCATATAGACACGATAAGTGTAGTTCGATCACCACTACCTAATTTCAGTGAGCTAAACATGTCTCGTTTGTCTAATGTGGATGATCTGACTGATCCTCGGCAAAATGTATTATCTTATGAATATAACTTCAACAAATCCCCTGAAGAATGCACATCTTTAAACGCAGATGAATGTATATCTCAATCACCATGGGATAATCCCTCTGGTAACTTGATACCTGCATATCACAATGGTGATCTGTATAAGTTTGTAGTGATACTTCACACGACGGATGGAAGAAAGCACTATTATCCATATAAATTCATTCTATCCCCCTACAACGCTGGTAATTGTCTCAACGAAATTAAAATAACTAATGTAACTAGTTATGTTGATGTAGATTACCATGAGTGTTCGTTGTTGATGATAGAGTCTCAATCTCCTAGATACATGTCACCGGTGGTGCTACGAACAGAATCACTAGAGAAGATAACTTTTTCCGAGGATTTCATAGAATCCACAAGATCCACCACAGATAAGACTAATAAAGTGTATATAAAGCAGGAGACTGTAACAAATATACTGAATAATGTTTGAACGTTCGAGTTAAGTAGATAAATATTTTAATGGCTAGCTCAATATCTAAGACAGTTAATATAAACGATCTCCCAGTGGAGACTGATATATCGTCTAATGACTACATCATAGTCCAGAATGAACTCAAAACATACAGAGTCAAATTCATGGATATTATAATAAACAAGGATAATACTACGTTTGGTCAAGAGATCAACGAGCTATATGTCCGGATGAACGAGATGAACACCATGATAACGCAACTCAAAGAAGAACTCGCACAGGAGAAGCTGAGATCATCAGCAGCTGAAACTCAACTCGCATCACAAATCATCGGAGCCAAGGAAATCGCAATAGCTCATGCTAATACCATAACGACAGCCGAGCGCACTCGTTCGATGAGTGAGGACAACGCACTATCTTCAAGACTCACCCAAAACTCAACAAACATATCAAACGAAATTGCTAGAGCTAAATCTAAAGAATCGAGTATTCAGTCAGAAATAGATGCCCATCAAGCTAGCAATACCAAAGCCTTAGAATCTTTACTACAGAACATATAATACTCACATCTCAACAGAATGATCACACCAGTAACATTAGCATCAAACGTTGACCCTGAGTACAACAACTGGTTCCCAGTGGACCTACAGTATACAGATTCACAAGTAACTCTACCTAGTATTATGTACAACGGTAGTGAAGGTCTGTCGTTAAAATTTTATAACATCCTGCAGAACACACAAGATGTTAAGATCAATAATTACAGCTGCATGATACTAACAGATAAGAAGTTTCAGCATGATGAGCTTAAAGTAACCAGGCTACAACCACAATCTGGAAACATCGTAACAACATACATAGCTGCTAATCATTACACCTCATCAACTCCACCAAAAGGAGCAATATTATTTAAATATAATCACCGAGCACCTATTGATAAGTTTCAATCAACCCGCACGAGAAACGGTACTCCTGTATATGAGTTAAATTATGTAACTATAGGAGAGGGTGCACTGTCACGATACCAAGACATAGACCCTGATTATATACACACAGTTGATTTCATATCACCATCCATATTCCGTGTGTATCATACAGATAGTAACATGAATATGATACTCACATTAGTATCTCAAAGGTCTGATCTAGCGGATGCAGAATTTACATTCTTTCCAGAGTATGGTGCTGATGAACTTTATTTTTATAATACATATAAATATAAGATTACAGAATTCGAATATATTATCGATGATTCGAGTCAAACAATGATAATGCTGGCACCTATGATGATAGGTAATGAGAGGATCATGTATGTCGCTGAATACAACTCCACTAACAATTCAATAACTTTTAGAGATTTTAAGAGAGGAGGGATCAAGCTGAGTAATATCATTAGAATAGATTATAATAAATCGAGATTGATAAACATAGACTCGAAGCAAACACTAGGATCTCCTCATATGGGAGGTATATCGACCGACTGGGTGTCGTATGAAGATACAATTGAAGATAATCATATAAACATATCAACATTTGATAGTTACACAGAGTTGAAGAACAATTTCATGATAAATTGTGAATACTTCAACTCAAAGATAAACTCATCCGGTTCATCTGTGGAGGTACCCATCAACATAACACCTCTCAAAAATCAATTGACTGTAGATGACGATCAGGCTCGACATAACCCGACCATGACTGATCAGAATGTAGATTTTCGAACATATAACAAGATATTCTCTGGTACAAATCAATCACTGGGTCTGGATAATATATACCTAGGGTATGAATCTGGTTCTGAGGTCGTGGAGTTCAAACCTGATAAGATCACATACTTTCACACACCTCAGTCACTGTTTCCATACGAGAGAATCAACTTGCAGGATACTGGCTTGATTGAAGCTGGTGCTATTGCTGGTGATACACCCCTCACATCAGATAAAATATTCAAAAAGAAATCCGGTTACAAAAACTCAACTAATCATGGAGATCCTATAGACGAACACTCCGGTGATTGGCTTTGTTCTTGGCTGTATCGCAACCCAGACACCGGTGAGAGTGTATGGTTAGATAGATATTACAATTCTGATGAGTTATCATATGCAGGTGCAATGCAATCACCTATTCAACCATCATACATCTATATATCTCGACATGAGACTGTATCAGAAGCAGTTGATAACGGTTATCATATATATGACAAGATAAGCGACATGTGTCTGACACCTGGTAGTTGGTATTCATATTATCATCTGGGTCATACAGACTTCAAGCATATGAAGACCGCTCTACCTCGATTGATCTCGTCTGGGTTGGAGGTGTACAACCGATTTCCAACCACCAACATGTCTGATGTTGGGGATTATAGAGGTGATCCAGTATACACATTCGATGGTAATGAGTATGGTACAATTACTGGGTCTAAGCAAACTAATGACTTCACTATCAGCCTGTCTTTATCTAGTGATGACTGGAGCAAGACATTCGGCACTCAGATTATAGGAAATCTGATGAATAGAGGTGTTGGAATTTACAATAAAAGAGACTTCACTCCAGTCATCATCACCAAACCAATCAATGAGAATGTAGTATGCATATATAATACTGATCTTGAAGAGATTAATCGGTTCAGTATACCAGAACCTACAGCTGGTAAGCGTTGTCATGTATATGTATGTCATCAAGAATATACAGATCATATATATGTAGTGTATATGTATGAGACATCGTACAGAGTTTGTGTGTATGATTACTCCGGGCACAAGACTCGAGACAGAGCGGTTGATATGAACAACGTCATCAACTCTGTAACATACAAGATACCATATGGTGTTTTCCGTGGACATTTAATTAGGGTTGGATCCAAAGACCTCGAGACTTCACCTCCTCAGTATAATGTGAGTAACGAGTGGTATGAAAACCTCGCGATGGAGAGGTGGTGCATGAATCAAAGTGACATATACATCAGAATGACTGACCGACAGTGGAGTGACAAGCAGTTGTGGGTGAACACCAACAACATTGAGTTAGATTATGATATAAGCACATTTATGGCTCGTTATGTGATCAGAATAGATAAGTCTACACTTGATTTTCACATCGAAGACAAGCAATTGTCAGATAATCTCGCATCATATAGAAGAACATTGTATCCTGCTTCAAATCCTGAGTCATCGACCATGAATTCGATCATGTTTGACACCTCTGGTGATGTAGTGTTGTATCATCAAGATGCAGCATCAAGACTATCATGTGATGCTCGTGGTGATGTATGGACAGCCAGTCGAGCAACCTGGCAAAGTCCTAAGGATATACAACCAAGCCCTAGATATATGTGGTTGTCAGTCAATAATCGAAGAATAATGGATCCAATCCCAGATGTAACTGATGTTCTAGATCTCAAGATAGGATCTAATGACGATTGGTATGCCTTAGTATATCGATCTAACGGTAGCTACATCCTACACGGTTCAAGATCTAGTGATACATACACAGCCACAAGAGTGTATACCCGAAGCCATGGCTTTTCGAAAGGTAGAGCTGGTAAGACATCATTACTGGATATAATATCTGCTCCTGGATCCACAGACACGTTGATTCTCTACACCAACGACCTTGTGTATTTGTTTGATCATGAGGTGAACGAACAAACCACCATAGATACACCCAGTGCCATGAAGACATCACTATATTCAAGGTCTCTCAACAATCTATCCCGACTGAGAAACTCAATAAGAGAAACTGGTAATTCATTATACTTCATCAGTCGATTCACAAACCATCAGAATGTCAATGACATAGCCACATGTGTTACTAGTGTCGACGTATCTGAATACAAACCGGGTGTCAAACACTTTGTATACACTGCAGATACAGTGAGTGGATCAGCCACAGTGTTTGTGAATGGATCTCCAGTAGATCAGAAGAAATTTCCTGAACTTACGTTCTCTAAAAGTAACGACATACTGTCATCCAAACTTTTCGCTGGATTACCATCGTATGGTTCCGGTAGTACGTCTAATGAAATACTACCAGATTCATACAAGTCTAAACTATATCTGAACAATTGCTCCATATCCAACTTATTCGTATACAATCATGCTCTCACATACTATGAGTGCAGAGCTTTATACAAACTCACCACAGACCTGACGAGCATTCGCATCACCATCCCGACTGGTAATCGAAATTATATAGATGGTATTGATAAGTTCTTCAAGCATGAACGTCCCGGGAGAAAGAGTGAATTATTTGATGTGAACCTATACACAACCACTGTGACTGATGTTGACTTGATGGACCGGATATCCAAACAAGTGAGTTCAGTTTTATATCAAAATATACCGATCAACTTCACACCACACACATTCAACTGGTCCAAGGGATCTGCTACTTTTGATTACACAAGCCAATTCGCTGCAGACAATACATATCGTGTGTATGAATCATGTGAAATTCCATTGACACCCACACCAACCGTCACTCCTACAGTGACACCAACCCAAACCCAAACTCAAACACCATCCATAACACCAACTCAAACTGCATCAGCTCAACCTGTTGCTAGTTCCACACCAGCGCCAACAAACACACCAACAGTCACACCAACTGAGACACCAACCAACACACCAACACCAACCAAGGTGTATGTACCAGTGCCACCTGAACCACCAGTTGACCCAAGTGTGTCTCCAACTCCAACTTTAACTCCGACATCCACTCCAACCGCAACCGCTACTCCAACTCCAACGGTCACTCCAACAGAATCACCAATCAGACCACCAGAACCACCACCAGCAATCTCTCCCACACCAACCAACACACTGACAGCCACTCCGACAAACACATTGACAGCCACTCCGACAAGCACTTTGACAGCCACACCCACTCCGACACAGACTCCAACACAGACATCAACACCAACACCAGAGCCAGTTGATTGTTGTGACGGCTTCGAGAACACGACAACAACAACCGGAGATCTCACTGAAAACGAGATTGTAAACGGATTGAGTGCATTTGTATTTGAAGCTGGTGGTCAATTCTGCTTCCACACAGTCGAGATAACTGGAGCACCTAGCAGATTCAACATCATGGCTGGTGACATAGTAGGTTTTGTGAACCTCACTGGTAATCTCATGGATGATGCAGTGGTGTATAAATCTCCAGACGGTACATGTTACACTGGCAACTTGACCACACAATCTGGATTCAATCAATTGATCAAGAAAATATAATGACCACGCTGAATCAAACACAAGATCAAGAGACATACTTCATGGGTTGGTATGGTGCATGCACAGAGGATTGCTCACCATTGGATCTGACGATGTCGTTCGTGCGAGACAAAATTTACAAGGTGTATCAGATCAGATCAAACTCAGGCGGTTACCTAGTCTTTGATGCATCCTTCCCCGCAGCTTATGACACATCATTACAGAATTTCACGACCTTAGATTGTGGTCATGCGTATATAATAGTGTTGAAACCAGGCACTGGTTCATTGGACCTGCCTCAATTCATTGGTACAACTATTGCATCAGCTGATGCCGGTCGAGTTGTTGATGATTGTGAGTTCAACGTGACACCCACTCCCACCACAACTCCTGCTCCTCCACCGACACCAACTCCAACACCCACAACTCCACAACCTTCTCCCACACCCACTCCCACACGATCAGAAGATCCTGGTGTGCCTCCTAGTTCTGCATGTGATGGTTATCCATACTCATTCATCATGAAAGGATCTGAGGTAGTGGATCAACAGATAAGCTTCACGATGTTCAAAGAGAACACAAGAATATGTCATTGGGGAGCCACTGGTGGCATGCCAACCATGAACCTTGTCCGCATCGCTGGAACAGTTGTGCCTGTGGGCAAGATAATTATTAATGGGATGATCAACAACAAATCGATTAAATATATCACACCTACAGGTGAAGTATACAGAGGTACATTCACCTTCACCGGTACGTGGATAGACGTAGTATTAACAGATGGCTAATTTAACACAAGAATACAACCTAGGCTGGTATGGTCAGTGCTCAGACACACCTTGCCAACCATTCACCCTGGGCACACCCGAATCTGTGTCTAATATTCACTCAGTATTCGAAGCAAACAACACAGGTTCAGCATATGCAGGTTGGTCCAGTTCAAACATAATACCTGGTGTAGGAGATTTCAATGACCCGCAATTAGGAGGTCAATTCACCCAATTGCAATGCGGTAAGACATATGTGATAAGACTCAAACCTGGTGGGTCTATAGACATACCAGACTTTGCTCCAACAGACTTAGACTCACCATCTGTATTGTTATTAACTGATATATGTCCCAGTGATGTAGAGTTGATCACACCCACTCCCACCACCACTTCGACCACCACTTTAGATGCAACACCCACTCCAACACCTACAATATCACCATCCAACACTCCTCTGACGGATCCTGACGATGAACCCCTACCCAGCAACACACCCACCCCGACTCCGACCCAAACTCAGACACCGACTCCAACCAACACAAACACTCCCACTCCACCTCCAACAGCCACACCTGGCTTGACACCGACAGCCACACCCACACCGACAACCACACCGACAAACACAGCGACGTCAACATCCACTCCAACGCCGACAAAATCATCACTCCCACCATGGGTGACACCATCATCAACTCCAGTTACATATGATTTCCCGGATTGGCCTTGGCCATGGCCACCATGGGTGACATCAACACCCACTCCGACTCCAACAGCAACACCAGGAGCCACTGCAACACCCACTCCGACTCCAACAGCCACACCAGGAGCCACACCAACTGCCACTCCGACACAAACTTTGACCAGCACCCCACGACCAACTCAATGGGAATACAACCCTCCTGAATTTCCTGACTGGCCATGGCCATGGCCACCATGG